GGCTGCCACAGGTACTGGTTGGAGGTGTCCTTCAACTTGCGGACAGCCGCCAGCGTGGAATCCTTCATCAGCCAACCGCAGGACGTGCTGTTGCGGTACGGCGCGATGACGCTGAACATCAGGTCGATCAGGTTGTCAGCGGTGAACCCACCAGTGACACCCGTACCGCCCGTGACGCCGGTGGTGGCGCCGGTGACCACACCGGCGGGCTGCGAAGAACCCGTGCCGGTCACAAGATGCGCACCGAGCGCGTTGCCGCAGGCGCGGCCAGCCTGCATCGACAGGTAGCCGAGCAGATCCACGGCGGTGTCGTCCACCAACTCGCGGGACACCTGGATGATGACGCCGTACTTGTAGGCGCCGAGCGTCCGCTTGGCGAACGCCGGGTCGGACTCGGAGATGGCCGAGCCTTCAGTGGTGAGCGCGGCCGAGGAGTGCGCGGTCGTGACCGGCACCTCGATCGTCTCGCCCGAGCCAGTGTTGAGCACCGTCGGCCCGGCCGACAGCACGCCGGACGACTCGATCATGTGCGCCAACAGTTGATCGCGGAACGACGTGGGGACGGTGTTGCCACCGGCCGTCGCCGAACCCTTGGTCAGGTCGCGGAAGTTGACCGGGGGAAGACCCTCGTTGGTGTCGAACGCGCGACGCTCGCCGCGCAGGAACGAACGCAGGTTGTCCTCCACGTTGCGGGCCTCGGTGTGCTCCGGCTTGGGGGCGGCGTTGAACCGCTCCATTGCCTCGGATGCGTCCTTGGCGCGCTTCTCGGCGTCCTCGATGGACTGCCGCTGCGCATCAAGGGTGCTCAGGGTCTCGTTGATGGTGTCGAACTTCTGCGACTCCTCGGCGGTGAGGGCACGGCCCTCTGCCTCGGCGGTGTCGAGCATCGCCTTCGCCTCACTCCAGGCGGTAGCGCGCTGCTCAAGAATCTGCTTGACCAGACTCATGGTTTGTCTCCTTACAAGACGTGGGGATGGATGGGGTGGTCGAACCGGATGCCTTGGGGGCTGTCCGGCTACCGGGGTGCCCGCAGCAGCTCCAGGCGGCGGCGGGCAGCATCCAACGCCGAGCGGATGTCGTCCTGCTCGGAGGTGGGGGTCTGTGGCTCCTCGACCGTCGGGTCGAGGTCTTTCTTCAGCAGGGCGCGCAGATCGTTGCGGGCGGCGAAAGCGCGCACCTGCACCAGGTCCAGCCCTGCGGTGTCGGCGAGGCTCCGAAGGCCCGCCTCGGTGTCCAGATAGGCGGGGTCGTCCACCGGGGCGATGTCCACCAGTTGCACACTGCGCAGGGTGCGCAGCGGGAAGTCGCTCTCGGTGTAGCCCCACTCGTCGCCGTCGGCGTGGGTGTGGAACGCGAACGAGGAGAATCGCACATCGCCGCGGGCGGCCAGCACCGACACGTCGCGGCCCGCGGTCGTGTCAGGCATGTCGATCTCGTAGCGCAGACCGATGTCGTCCACGCTCAGCCGCAGCGTGCCCGCATCGGTGGTGCCGAGCAGCGTCTCATGGTTGTAGCGGGCCATCACGCGCACACCGTCGGCGAGGCTCTTGTTGAACGCCGACGGGGCCAACTGCTCCACGAAGCCGCCCAGATTGCGGGAGGTCTTGTTGAACTTGGCGGCGTAGCCGACCAGCGTTCCGACCCCGCCGGACGCGCGGAATTCCACGGCCGCACGCACGGTGCGCACCTCGGGTGACTTCACGATAGGACTCCTTCGGTGAGCATCAGTTCCAGGTCGGTGGCCGCGGCCCACGCCGGCGCCACCGCAGTGAAAATGTAGGACAGCAGAGCCGTCTCAGTCGCGTTGCTCTTACTCACCGTGTCTCCTCGATGCCGATGACCGCGCCGGAGTCGTCGCGGATGATGGTCTTACGGGTGGTGACAGGCTCGGACTGCGGCTGCTCCACCGTGATCGGTGCGTCGATACGCACCTGCGCGGGTTCAACAGTCACCTGCGGCGGTTCCACGTTCACCCGCACATCAGGGGTCGCCACATGGTTGTGGATCTGCGCCGGGGCGGGCGCCGCCGGTGCCTCCACCGTCGTTAATGTGCGGGCATCCACCTCGGGCATCTGCACCACGATCGGCTGCACCTGCTGCGGCTGCTCGCGGGTCGCCGGAACCGCCTGCTGCTTCGGGCCGTAGGCCGTCAGCCACGCCGCCTGCTCGTCCGGTGTCATCGGGGGCTTGTCCTCCACCGCGCGCGCCTCGTCCTGCGTCTCGATGCCGGTACGCAAGGCGATCTCATGGGCCTGCATGCGGGTCAACGTGTCGGCGCGGATGTTCGCGTCCATGTTGAACTGCACATAGCGCCTACCCGGCGCCAGTTTCGTCAACGACTGCTCGATCTGGGTCAGCCAACCGGCCACCGACGTGGACCGCACGTAGCGCAGATCCATGTCCAGATTCGCGTACGAACGGCTGCTCGCGGCCTCCCCGCCAATCCGCTCCGGCGGCACCCCGTAGATCGCGGCGACCTGCGCTGCCGTGGCCTTGATCGTGGCCAGAAACTGCGACTCCTCGGCCGGGATGCTCACCGAGTTGAAGTCCCAGTCGCGGCCCACCACCAGCAGATCGCGGGCGGCCACCGCCTCCTTGAACCGGGCCTTGATCGTGTCAGCCGTCGGCTTCGGGATCGTGTCCAGTTTCGTGTTCTTCAGGACCGCACCGGGGTTGCCGTTGTTGCGGAACCAGTCCCGGCCGAACCTGATCGCCTGCCAGCCCACCTCCGTGGTCGTGGCGAACGCCTTCAAAGGCGACATGCCCAGCACGCGGCCCGGCAGAGGGAACGCCGGGATGTGCAGGATCACGCCGGGCGCCACCGGCTGGCCCATCACCGAGAACACCGGCTGCAGCGTCGCCGTGTCGTCCATCACCGACACGTCGGCGGGGTTCAACCACTCGATGCTCGACGGCCAGCCGTCCGCGCCCACCCCGGTGATCACACCGAAAGCGTTACCGCGGATCAACAGCGAGTAGGTCAGCCGGTACATCCAGTCGTAGCGGGTACCCCGCGCACTCGGTGACGACAGGAACGCGGGCTGGCGCTCCTGGCGTCCCGCGTCACTGTAGGCGTGCAGCGGCGTCTGCGCCACCGCATCGCACAGCAGCCGGGTCGCCGCGAACACCGGGACGAACGTCGCGTAGTCGTTGGCCACCTCGGCGTAGACATCCGCGCCCCACACATCCTGGTAGGACACCGAGCGCCGCTGCGGACGCGTGAACAGGCTCACAGGTCAGTCCTGCTGCCGAGCACGAAACCGAGCAACACCAGCAGCACACCGGCCATCGCCAGGCCCGCCAGCGGGGCGAACAGCCACGCAGCGGCGGTCACGGTGATCAGTCCGGCCACCTCCAGCAGCGTGGAGACAAGCCCGTCAGGCAAGCGCATGAAATGACCTTTCGTCAGTAGAACGACGCCGCGGCGTCATAGTCGGCGGCATCGTCGCGGTAGCGCAGGAACAGCGCATGCGCGCCGGTGATGGCCACCAGAGGGGCAGCGTCGGTGTCGACCTTCGTCCGCTCCCACTCCCACGCACCCGCCACCGTGTGCCTGCGGGCATCTTTGAGCGCGGGCAGAATCCTGGGGTCGTTGCGGTGGCGCACCTCGCCGTCGCGCACCTTGTCGTACAGCAGCCCGCACATCCCCGAGAAGTCCCCCGTCGCGATCTTGTCGAACGGGACACCGGCGTCGTCGGCCAGCAACTTCAACTCGGGGACCAGCGACGACACCGAGCCGCGCGACCTCGCACCGACCGCCAGCACATCGTGGTCGGCCAGCATCTGCTCGACCTTCTCCCCCACCCACGACGAACCCCTGCGGACATCCGCGATCTCAACCTGCGGTACCCCCGCAGCCGTCGCGCCGCACACCGCGATCCACGCCTGGCCGTCCCGGTCAAGCTCCAGATCGACCACCACGGTCACCGGGCCGACAATGGCGTCCTCACCGCCGCACGCCGACCACCTGATCACCGAGATCACGCCGGACTTACCGCCCTCGGGCCAGTGGCCCATATGTTCGATCAGGAACTTTTCCGGTTTCGTGGCCATCCCCCGGCGGGTAGCCCGCAGGTACTCGATGGAGATCCGCCGGCCAAGCGCCGGGTTCGAGGCGTACCACTCGGCCTCGTCGTCGGCCACACAGCCCGGCTCACCGAGATCGTGCTGGCATTTCGGGTTGGCGCACTTCTTCAGGCTCGCCCACTCCAGATACGACAGGGTCGGATCGCCGCCGGTGCGGCCACGGTCACGGATCGCCCGCAACTCTGCGGACTCCTCCAGGCCGGGCGAGGACAGGTACAGGATCTTCGGGTTCGGTACCGCGGCCATCGTCGGCTGCATTGCCTGCCGCTGCTCAGCGGTCAGGTACAGCGCCTCATCGACCACCCATTTTGCGTTCGTCTCACCACGACCGCCGGCCTCCGAGCGGACCACGAACTCGATGCGGGCACCGGACATGAACTCGATCGCCTCGGAGCCGGTCGAACGGTGCAACTGCCGCACGTAGCGGCTGAACCACTCGTTGGCCTCGATCAGTTTCGCCAGGTCGTTGAACGCGCGCATCGCCGTCTTGCGACGGTGGGCGCTCCAAATCACCGACTCGGCACCGAACATCACCACGTCGCAGAGAACGGAGGGCTTGGCCACGCCGGTCTTCAGGTTCTGGCGCGGGGCGATCGCTGCCGTCTCCATCGTCGCCCAGCGAGGCTGCATCGTGGTGTACGTGCAGCCGGGTCCGGTCGCGGCGTACATCTCGCGCAGCACCAGGCGCTGCTCGGGGTCCAGAACGAACCCGAGCGAGTCGGAGAAGTCGGCGGCGATGTCGCCGCGGCTGTAATCCCAGTCCGGCCCGGTGTGGAACGCCGGTGGGACCAGATCGATCTCAGCCAGGACGGCGCTCACGACGCACCGCCAATTCATCGCCGGACAACAGCTTTTGCAGCGGGTCCATGTCCACGCTGGCCTGCGGGGACAGTGCCGCCATCGACGCGCCGTACTGTTTG